CTCCATTAACCAATCTATTTTGTTTAAAGAGGGAAGTAAACTTCGCACAATCAGTGTGATGAAGAATATTCTTGCTGAGGCAACGATTACTGAAGATCTGCCTAAAGACTTTGGTATCTATGATCTTAACCAGTTTTTGAATGGTCTTGGTTTGTATCAAAGTCCAGAACTAGATTTTCAGAACGACGGTTATGTTGTAATCAAAGAAGGCAAGTCTCGTTCTAAGTATTTCTTTGCTGATCCTAGTGTTATCGTCACTCCTCCAGATAAAGAAATTTCTTTGCCTAGTGAGGACGTTTGCTTTGAACTGAGCACTGAACAACTTGACAAACTTCTGAAAGCAGCAGCAGTTTATCAACTCCCCGATATTTCTGCAGTTGGTGAAGCAGGTGTTGTGAAACTCGTTGTTCGTGACAAGAAAAACGATACTTCTAATGACTTTGCAGTTGTTGTTGGTGAAACTTCAAATGAGTTTTGCTTCAACTTCAAAGTTGAGAACATTAAAGTTCTTCCTGGAACTTATGAGGTTGTGGTCTCTCAAAAACTTTTGTCACGTTTTACTAGCAAGAACCACGATCTGACTTATTATATTGCTTTGGAACCCGATTCAACCTTTGGATGAACATCTTCGTAACCTCCCCTTGGCCTGCTGAGAGTGCTATTTGTCTTCCAGACAAGCACATCGTTAAGATGCCTTTAGAGTGCTGTCAAATGCTTTCTATTGTTGCATCTGAAAAGTGGGGTCATGGGTATGGTCCTTTGATTAAAACTGATGGCACCCCTTACAAAACTGAAAAAGGTGCGTTTCGTAATCATCCCTGCACTAAATGGGCAATGGAAAATATCCACAATGCCTATTGGTTGATTAAGCACGGTCTTAACTTGTGTGATGAGTACACTTTGCGCTACAATAAGACTCACTCGTGTTACAAGACACTTGTAGATGCTTATTACTTGTTTCCAAAGGGGAAGATTACTGAAGTAACTCCATTTGCTCGTGCTATGCCTGATGAGTATAAATTTGACACAAGCATTGACACTTTTACTGCTTACAAGATGTATATTGCATCCAAACCTTGGGTTGCATCTAATTATCTTCGTATGCCAGAACGAAAACCTGATTGGGTATAAACACTATGAGTCGTGATGAATTTTTGTGGGTTGAGAAGTACCGACCCAAAACTATTGAAGATTGTATTCTTCCAGAGAGTACTAAAAAAACTTTTAAAGACTTCCTAGACAAGGGAGAAGTTCCTAACTTACTTCTTTCTGGACCCGCTGGGTGTGGAAAGACGACAGTTGCAAAAGCATTGTGTAATGAACTTGGAGTAGATGTTTATGTTATCAACGGATCCGACGAAGGTAGATTCCTTGATACTGTCCGAAACAATGCGAAGAACTTCGCTTCGACCGTCTCACTTTCGTCAGATGCTAAACACAAAGTCATCATTATTGATGAGGCAGATAACACAACCTCAGATGTTCAACTCCTTCTACGGGCGTCTATTGAGGAGTTTAGTAAGAACTGCCGATTTATCTTCACCTGCAACTATAAAAACAAAATCATTGAACCTCTCCACTCCCGATGCGCCGTGGTGGACTTCAATATCAAAGGGAAGGAGAAAGCCAACCTTGCTGCAGGTTTTTATGGACGCTTACAAGACATCCTCCAAAAAGAAGGAATCAAATATGATTCAAAAGTTCTTCTTGAACTTATTAACAAACATTTCCCCGATTGGAGACGAATCCTCAATGAGTGTCAACGCTATTCGTCGGGAGGAGAAATCAACTCGGGTATTCTTGCAACTTTTAGTGATGTAAAAGTCAATGATCTTATTAAGTATCTCAAAGATAAAAACTTTCCTGAAGTCCGAAAGTGGGTGGTCGGGAACCTGGACAACGATGCTAGCAGTCTTCTTCGCAGGGTTTATGACTCCGCTTACGATTGCCTTGTTCCCGCATCTATCCCTGCTGCCGTTCTTGTTATTGCTAAGTATCAATACCAATGTGCGTTCGTTGCTGATCAGGAAATAAATCTTCTTGCTGCTCTTACAGAAATTATGGTGGAGTGTGAATTCAAATGAGACATCAAATCAAATCTTCTTGGTATTATATTTTTTGGGGTGCTATGGCAGTTGCCGTAGTTAGTGGTCAAATTTATGTTGGAACTGGTTATCGTGAGATGGCGGAAGCGACGAAAAAGACTGCTATTTCTGTAACTTGCACTCCTCAATATATTATTCCTTCTAAAAATAGAACAGGAGAGTTTGAATGAAATCTATGAAAACCCCTTTGCGATATCCTGGTGGCAAGTCTCGTGCTTGTGAAAAGATGGCACCTTACTTTCCAGATCTCCGCAACTATCGTGAGTTTCGAGAACCATTTCTTGGTGGTGGAAGTGTTGCGATTTATATCACAAAGAAATATCCTGGTTTAAATATTTGGGTGAATGATCTTTACGAACCCCTTGTAAACTTCTGGCAACAACTGCAGATGTTTGGCACTGATCTTAAGGATAAACTTGTAGATCTTAAGACAGAAAACAATACTCCCGACCTAGCAAAAGAACTTTTTCTTAAAGCAAAGGAGCAAGTCAATGACAAAGATTTGCCAAGCATTGATCGTGCTGTGGCTTTCTATGTTGTCAATAAGTGCAGTTTCTCTGGTCTTACAGAGAGTTCATCATTTTCAGCACAGGCATCCAATAACAACTTCAGTTTGCGGGGGACTGAAAAACTGCCTGAGTATTCTAAGATAATTGAGCATTGGCGTATAACTAACTATTCATACGATTATCTTCTGGATGGAGACACTACTGCTTTTGTGTATCTCGATCCTCCTTATGACATTAAGGATAATCTCTATGGGCGTAAAGGATCAATGCACAAAGGATTTGATCACGATAAGTTTGCTGCTGATTGTGATTTTCGTTATCCTATGCACCAACTAATTAGTTACAACTCAGATCAACTTGTGAAGGATAGATTTAAGAACTGGAACACTGGTGAGTTTGACCTTACTTATACGATGAGGTCTGTGGGTGAGTATATGCGAGAACAGAAAGATAGGAAAGAACTGCTGCTATTTAATTATGGAACTGAAAGACTGGTTGAACTCAATTAATCTCACGAAGGAAGATCTATCAGAAGAAATCAAAACTTATCCCCCTTACATTATCAATCGTTGTTTATCTGGGCATATTGATTGTGTGATGTATGCAAATGAAATGAATATGAATCATCATCTTTCTAAAGATATGCAATATTCGTTTTATCTAAATAGTCTTAGGAAACGGAAGAGATTTTCTCCCTGGCTCCGTAAAGAGAAGGTTACAGACTTAGAATGTGTTAAATCATACTATGGTTATAGTAATGAGAAGGCATCCCAAGCACTGAAAATCCTGACCCCAGAACAACTTACTTTCATCAAACAACGACTTGATATTGGAGGAAAAAAATGACTACTACGGTAGAACCTATTGTCCATTGGTCTCAAGACCAAATGGTAGAGGTAATTCTTAATGAACCTGATGATTTTCTGAAAGTTCGTGAAACTTTGACTCGCATCGGAGTTGCATCGCGCAAGGAGAAAAAACTGTATCAATCTTGCCATATTCTTCATAAGCAAGGTAGATATTATTTGGTTCACTTTAAAGAATTGTTTGCTCTAGATGGCAAACACGCTAACCTTACGGTTAATGACGTTCAGCGTCGCAATCGTATTGTTCGTCTTCTTGCTGATTGGGGACTTATTACTGTTGTGAAACCCGACAGCGTAAATGATATTGCACCACTGAACCAGATCAAAGTTCTTGCTTATAAGGACAAAGGCGATTGGATTCTGGAGCAGAAGTATAATATCGGTAAGAAAGGTAAGACAGTAGAAACCAAATAAAAATAAGCGGGTTTTCATCACCCGCTTTTTTTATGTTTGTTGTATTTTATAAATACCTAAAAAGTATTAATAAAATGGACGCACAAGATTTTCGTAGTCTTCAAGAAGCATATATGGAAGTTGTTGAGGGTGCCGCAGGAGATGTTGCTGATAGAGCAGCAAAACTTGAAAGGCAAAGAAAGGGACAAACTCCCGAAAGACAGGAGATGTATAGGAAACTTAAAAATAAAGCACGAGCAAGAGAAGAAGGACC